AATTTATGATAGAATTAATTTACGTTGTGTATAAGGAAACTATAAAGAGGCAAGAGCAACACCCTTACGAACCAGTAATGAGAAATTTGTATTACACAGATACAATTATGCTTGAACCAACTTTAAGTAACCCCGCAGAAGTAATTCAAAACTGGATTAATGCGGAAACCAAATTATATAACAACAAAAGAACAGAAGCCGAAAAGAAAGAATTTAGATATTCAATCGTTCAGGCTTCAGAACTAAAAAAAGAAAGTGAGGAATAATGGGATTGGATAATATTGTATATCAATATACCCACGAGATTGACGACGCGGGCGACAAGATTTATTTACCTATGGTAGATGACAAACTTGCAAGCCTTTGTCAGAACCTTATTGGCGGAATTGCGACAAGCGATTCAAACTCTTTTAGAGGCAAAGTGTATGCAAAGCTTTTAAAAGAAAAATGTTTCGTTGATTTATACAAGAGCGACGAGTGGTCAGACCACGACTACGCAAAAGTAGTAGCGCAAATGTTTATCAACGATTATGCCGAAAAAGATTATACCAACGAGTATGGTCATACAATTACAGTACAGAACCAGATTAACTTACGAGAGTTTTTCAGCTATATGCTGGAGCTTCGTAATAAGTTTGGCGACGAAATCCAGTTAGGAGCGTGGTATTAATGAACAGACATCAACGTAGAGCGATGAAGTCTAAAAAGAAAAATACACTCAGGAAAGTCAATGGACTTTTAGTTAGTAGCGAATCCGCACACGGATTAGTTAGCAAGAGTGTTAGAAAGAGTATGAAATGAGTACAGAATACAAAGTACCAGAGTACGACACGGAACCAAGCGCAAGCGATTTGGTTGATGATATATTTACAAGCATACAAGAAGTTTGCTTGCAACCATTAGCCGAAAAGCTACGCGAAAATGATTCCATTAACGGTAGCCTAGTCTATCGTCAAGTCTTGTCGGCTTCTCACGAGGAACTTTGCAAAGTCTTGAACATATTAAATAGATACAAACTTAATATCAAGATTGCAGATAAACTTGACGAGGAACGCAAGCATATCGAGGCACAGTTCTAATGGTTAATAACGTACCACTAGAAATGTGGATTGAAGCAATAATCGTAACTGGTTTATTTGGCTACGTAGTTTTTTCAATACAAAGTTGGCTTGAGCAAGATAATATGCTCGACTCAATAGAAAGAACATTACGCAGAACCAAGACGACCGAGTTAGAAAAATTGGTAAATCAATATGAGAAAGATTTTCCAACAGTTTGGGTAAAACCAAATTCCCAGTAGGGCAACGCTAGACCAAGTGTCTAGCGAGGAAGTTATTAGCACAACCCTGTAACCCCTTTGTGTATCAACACAACGCTAGTAGCTTCCTCGTTAGGCACACGCTTAACAACTAGAAAAATAGGAGAACTATGAAAACTAGAAATATAGTAAGCCACTTCAGAGGCGAAGTGATACCAGCTTACGTTAAAAATAAAAGCCAGCTTGTAGCATACGTGTTGGTCAAATACAGAAATAGCACGCCAATATCAAATGGCGAGTTCGTATTTGATTTACGTTGCACAAGATTTGGCGCAATAATACATAATCTACGTCATAACGACGGGTGGATTATCGAAACCGTACAGGGTAAAGAGCAAGGTCATTTTGTTTTTTATCTTGTATCTAAACCAGACGACGACGAGAACGGGCAATCCGTTTTGCGTTTAGTCTAGAAAGCAGGAGCAATGAACAAGAACGATAACATTATTGTCGCTCAATGTTGTTTCAAAGGCGCTATTGATTTAGCCGTAGCTAATAAGATTACGGTTGAACAAGTCTTTGAGCTTACGCAACAATGGACAGACGATATTATCAAATCTTATGGTAATGAAAGTAAGACCACCGTTGTCAAGAGCGACGGGAAACCTAACTTCCAGCCAAAAGATAATTACAAGAAAACTACTAATGGAAATAAGGCAACAGTTAAAAATCCAGACGCACCAGTCAGCGATAAACAACTATGGCTACTTAACAAATTAGTAGGCGAATTACCAGCAGACCAACAAAACGGCTTTGCAGGATTAATTAAAGATAATATGAAAATGGGCTTGGCTTCCTCATTAATCGGCGAAATGCAAGAGATTATTGACGGACAAAAGCCAGTAGCAAAACCTATGGACGAAGTCAAGAAAGATTCAGACGGAACTCCACTAGAAGCACCATTTTAAAATGACGGACGGCAATAAGATACAAAGCGATTTATATTTCGCCATTGTGCCAGAGTGGATAATTGACGCGCCAATATCCGCTCAAGCCGTCCGCCTTTACGCTACGTTGCACCGATACGCAGACAAAAGCGACAAGACCTGCTACCCAGCTATCAACACGATAGCAAAACGTATGCAAGTCAGCGCTTCAACAGTTAAAAGAGCTTTAGAGGAATTAAAAGACATTAAAGCAATAACAGTAGAAGCTCGGTACAACAAAGCTACGGGCGAGCAAACCAGCAACTTATATACGTTGATGACGGTTCCAGCTTTCACATACGAACCACCCCAGACCAAATATGAGCTAGAGGGCAGTTCTCCAGAGAGCTACAAACTAAAGTCATATAACCATAGTAAGTTTGCCGAACAATATTCGGCACTTGTAGAAGCTTTTTACAAGCCAACTACAAAGACCGAGATTGGCGGATTCAATAAATGCGCAAAACAATTGCACGAAGCAGAAGCGACTTATGATGACATACTTGAAAGAGTTTTGATTTATAAATCCAAATGGTCTAATATGACTATTACGCCTTATGCACTTGTTAAGCATTGGACGGCGTTAGGACAATTACTAGAGGAGCAAGTACCAAAAGAAGCGCCTATGTGCGATTCAGAGAACCATTTACAGATAATTAAATTCGATAATGATTTTAGTTATTGTAATCGTTGCGGTACAGAATACCCAGAGAAAAATCCTTATAGTCCAAGCTAAAGAGAATTGGGGAACCTAGAGAAATAGAGTCGTAGGAGAACTACGGACGTGGTGCCTTTCCGAAGTATTAACTTCAAAAGCTTCGCCATAGTTGAACATCTCAATCCCCAAATTCGTAACCAAAGTTTTTCAAAACCTCAACACAAACATTTTCAATATCGTCAAGTTCAAAACTAACAATACCTTTAGAGGAACCGTCAGGCATAGACACTTGAATAAACGGTTTGCCCATACCACCGAAAGCCCTATGTGAAGTATCAGATTGTAATTTGCTTTTATAAAATATTTTCTTTAAAGGCTCCACTTGTTTTCCAGCTTTAACTTCAACCCTTAAACCTGTAGCCCAATTTTCCTCGTGAGCGTCAGCACCGTGAAAACGATTATCTGGTATTCCTAGTTTTTTACGAGCTAGATTTTGTTTGCGCCTACCTTTAGAACGATTACGTCTATTGATACAAGTACGGCAACTACACTTAGTTTTAATTTCGTCCGTGTTAGGACATTTACCCGCCATACGTTTATTAGAATTTGGTTGTCCCATACCAGAACGCCCAGCATATTTGCGAGCTTTAAATTCGGCGTAGGATTCGTTAGGCTCCCACTCAATCATTAACTAATTTTTTTTCTTGAACCTTTAAGCGTTTAATGTATTCGCTTTCCATAGAATCACAATTTTCCATACGGGTACGGTAATAACAAACAACAGAAATACGTTCGCCGTCCTCAGTATTTTTAATTAGCTCTGTATTTCCGTGCCATTGGTGAGCGTCAAAGATAAGCAAGTCTTTATGTTCCATTTTAAAAGCAATACGATATTCAGGCAGAACCAAATACCCACCAGCTATATCGCCTTTTTTAATACAAGCAAGAGTAGAGATACCCTCGTCTAAATCGCCTTTGTCGGTATGAACGCCAGTAGGGTAGGAGTTATTAACAGTTACCGTAGTAAATGGCGTATTAGGAATAACCCAATCTTGATGAGTTCGATTAACAAATTCCATTTGAGCGTTGTATCTATCGGGTGCTACCTTTTTCATTTCGTCGCCAATAAAAACAAATAGAGGAAAGAGCTTTTTATACTTGTCCATTTCACGACCACTAAACGCAGTAAGCCTACAATATTGTTTTGCGCCCATAGCGTCGAAGCTTCCAACAATAGCGCTTGAAATACTTTTAGCAGAAGCAGAACGCATACCCTGTTTCTTAGTAAGGCGCGGAGTTCCAGAAGCAAGACCTCTATTGTTAGTTTGATAACCTTTTAATTCGTGTAAAGTTTCGTAAGTTTCCTCAACAATAGAATCAGGTATAACACCTTTTTGAAAGACGGCAATTACGCGACCGTCTAAACCACGCACGGTAGTATCTTTGTGAATTAATAAATTGTAATCCTCGTCAGTGAGTATCTTGCCTTTTTTTTGGTCAAGCTCCTCTTGAGAAATTTTTTTTCTTAACCTTATATCAATCAACCAGAACCCCCAATGTCTAGCCAGCCAGACTTATCAAGAACCTTATCAAAGTTATTAGCTTTCCAATGCAAAACAATTTCATCGACAATCGCTCTAAATTCGTCTTGACTATATTTACTTATATCTATTTGTTTAATTAATTCAATTAGTGCGTTCATAATCCAATGTTACTAAATTTTTCAGCAATTTCCACAAAGACTTTATCTTTACCTTTACCAGTGCAATCTATCCGATAAGCGCCATATTGTTCAGCAAGTTTATTATGTTTTGTTATTCGAGATTTAACCCACTCATAATTCTGGACATCTAAATTGTTTGCCTTTGCCCTAGCTTCAGCACGTTCATTACGAACAAGTTCGTCAAGTTCTAAACTTAACAAATGTAAATCGCCATAACGTTTAGCAGTATCAAAGAACTTTGCATTAGCCAACCTATCGCCCTCAGCAACAACGCAATTAATTTTCTCAAGACTTGACCAAGCAGAATACAAACCGTTCATAAACTTAATTGCAGTAAAAGAAAGAGTATCGGTACCAGAAAAAACTTCGTGCTTTTTACCTAAATATATATTTAAGTTTTTACCAGAACGATACACGGTGTATCTAATTGGCTTCGTAAATTGTTCAACAACTTCCCAGCCGTGCATTATTTTTTCCATTTGAGTAGATTTACCGCACGCTGGAGCGCCAATAATATAAAAAGTATTTAACATAACGAATCAAGCCACCTAGCAATTAAAGACGGAGCAAGACCATAGCCAACTCTATGCAAGCCACCAATAGAAGTAAAATTTTCTTTCACACTTGGAACGATAACATCTTTACTTACAGTTTGCGTCCTAACGCCCATAGACAAAGACCAATCATTAACTTCAGACACTAACCCAAGTTTTTCAGCCAAGTCCAACATATCAAATACTTGAAGCTTACATTTTTCTTTATCTTTACTTATGCTTGAACCCAGACGAACGGCTCCGTCAGTTTTTACAATTTGAATAGAATGATATGGGCGGACGTGATGAACACGGTATGGAGCGTTTAACATTTCAGCAGACCTACTTACCAACGTAGCTCCCCAGAACTTATTTAGATTTTTATTTAAATTTATACCACGAGCGTCAAGCACCGCGTCATAGCCAAACCTTTTAATCTGGTCAATATGCCAAACTTCAGAAAGATAATCAGGAGCTTCTAAAACGCTTAATGGATTTACCAGCCACCACGAATCCTGTTCAACGACTTTATCATTACGCCAACTACTTACCCAAGCGGAACGAGTTACAG